CGCTGGCCGTCGGCGATCTGGTAGCGCTTCTTTTCCGCCTGAAGGCTGATCTGTCCCTTGCTCGGGTTGTAGCCGTTGGAACCGAGCGCGATATGCGTAACCTTCGCCGCGACCCCCGTGTTTTCGGCGTTCCACACGGCCTGTAGGCCCTTGGTCGTAATTACCGGAATAAGCGCCGTCACTCTTGCACCTCCATAGACACACGGACGACAGCGACCCCAGCACAGGCGCAGCCCATCAGGACGGCCGCCGGACGCGGGGCCGCGTCGATGAATAATTCGCCGCTGCGCCGGGTCAGCGCGACGGACTCCAGAACCGGCACCGCCGCCAGGCTGGCAACAGCCGCAAGCGGCTCTTGCGTGGCCACCGCGTCACGCCGCGCCACGGCGCCCAGGCCGGTGATGGCCGACGCCATGCGCAGGCTGTTCGGGCCGAACTTGGCGCCCACCTTGAAGGTGAAGTGCGACCGCGTGTTCTTGGCGTTATGCACCGCCGCCAGCAGTTGGCTATAAAGCTCGTCGTTGAGCATGGCCGCCTGGCCGGGCGTGATGTTCTCGTTTGCCCAAGCGATCAGGCTGAAGGTGCCGCGCTGCTCGACTGGCACAGCCTCGAACCACTCGACCAGCTCGACCTCGACGCCCAGGGCCTGAAGCGCCTGCACCACCGCCGGGCGCGTGCCCTTGATGCGGTGCAGCCCCAGGCTACCCGCGACCACCCGGCGCTTGACCAGCTCGGGCCAGTCGCTGCGCCACTGATCCACCGACACGGCCCAGGCCAGGTACGGCAGCACGTCGAGCGGGCATTCCCACGGATTCCACAGCACCGCGATAGGGATTTCGACCTGCTCGATGCGCGACAGCGCGGCGTCTAAATCCCGCTCAAGGTCGGCCAGGTTGGCCGGCAAGATGCTGGCGGTCATACATAGCCCCCGACGGTGACCGCCAGGGCCTCACAGTAAGGTGCCTGGCTGGCCGTACACAGCACGTCTACCCAGCCGACAAGCTGCACCTCTTCGACGCCCTCGACGCTCAGGGCGGCGTGCAAGGCCGACTCGACCACGCGGGCCTTTAGGCGGTGCTGCTTGTCCAGATAAGCCCGCGCCGACGCCTCGGCGGCCTGGCGGGCCAGCTCGGGGTCGGGGCCTTGCTTCAGGTACAGGGCCGCCGTGACGCTGTAGCGGATCACCTCGGCCGGCAGCACGCGCAGCAGGTCGGTCAGCGGGCGGCGCGGTTGCATGTAGCTGTCGACGGTGGCCAGCAGCTCGGCCGACGGCGTGCCGTCGCCCTGGGCGCTCAATATGGTTAGCTCGACCTCGACGGGCGCCGGGCTGAATACCGAGGCGCCCTTAACGTCCGGGTGGGCGCTCTTCGCGCCGAACTCATAGGCCCCATCAGGGCCAGCCACCGACAGCCCTTCGGGCGAGTCCTGCAAGCGCGCCCGATAGTCGTCGTCGCCCTCGCCGTCCAGGCGCGTGACGGGCGAGCCGTCCGGGTGCTGGTAGTAGGTAACCCCCAGGTGATCGAGTTGCGGCCCAACAGCGAACGCCAGCAGCAGGCCGCGCGCCTGCTCGTTGGCATCCTGCCGCACCAGTAATTCACGATAGGCACAGGCCAGGGCCACCCGGAACGCCGGGTCGGCCGGGCTGGCGTTCTCCAGGCAGGCGGCGGTGGCCACCGCCTGCACTATCTCTTCGTGGGTTAGCTGCTTGATCACCGTCAGCGGCGGCAGCAGCGCCAGGTTAATTCCGTCCATATGCGATCCCCTCCAGTTCCACGGCCAGCGGCTGGCCGTCGATCAGCAACAGGCCGCTTATGTAAATCTCGACTTGCCCCGGCGCCGGCTGGTCGACGCGCATGGTCGACAGCCTGAAGTCATCCAGGCCGTTGGCCTTGTTGTTGATGGCTTCAGCCAGGCGGACATAGGTGTCCATGTAGAAGCTGCTGTCGACGTTGCGGTCGAGCATTTCGAACAGCCGCGAACCGAACTCCCGACGGCCGACCAGCGACCCGATGGGCGTGGCGATCACGTCGCTAAGCCGTTGCCACAGATAGGGCACGCCACTGATCAGGCGCCCCGTGTTCCTGTCAGTGCCGTGTTTCATGCTGTGCCCTACTGCTGCGGATCAGGTGGCGGACTAGAGCCGTGCTGGTGGCCGTTGTAGATCGCGCGGTCGGCGCTCATGTTGCGCACCGCGTCGCCGATTTCGGCGTCGCCCTTGATGTCGCCCGTGACGCGTAACGTGCCGACGATTTCCGTGTCGGCGGTGATCTTCACGCCGCCCGGGGCGACCACCTCGGCGCGGCCGCCGGCGGGCAGGTCAAGGCGGTGCATGTGGGTCTTGCGGTTGTAGGAAGTCGACCCACCGTCGCCGTACTGGATCAGGAACAAGTCGGGGTCGCTCGATGGCGCGGCGAAGTCCTTGTGATAGCTGCCCGGCAGTATCTCGCCCAGGGCCAGGTCGCCCTCGCTGATCACCGTCACTCCCTCGCCCACCTCGGGCGCCCACCAGACAATCGCCTTGCCGGTGCGCAGCGGCTTCCATTGCAGCCAGCCGGTCGTCATGCCCGGCCCGTACTCGACCCGCGCGACGTGCTTGTCGGGGTCGACCTCGACAATCTTGCCGCGCACGACCATTTGCGCGACGCGCCGTTCCAGCTCTTCCAGGCGCTGCATCACGTCCATTACGTCACCTGCTTGTAATCGCCCTCATGGCCGGGGCCGATGTTCGGGAACTCGCCGACGAACACTTCGGCGGCGGGGCCGTCCTCGGGCAGCTCCCAGACTGCGCCCAGGTGGGCGGTTTGCTTCCAGTTCACGATCCAGCTTTCGAAACCCTTGTCGCCCGGCTTGAACATGCCCGGGAACGCCTCAAGCTCGGCGGCGCGCTCGACGGCATCGCCCAGGCCGAAGCGGTTGCCGTCGAATAGGCAAAGCACCTGGGTCGCAAAATTGCGCACCTCGCGCTGTACCTTGTCGGTGGCCACGCTCAGCACGCAATGCGCCGACCAGTGCAGCTCTACCGGCGTGCGGCCGCCGCTGACACGCCCGGCCGGGCGAATCTCGACCAGCTCCAGCAGCACGGCCGGGGTCTTGATTTCCCCCGACTCGGTACTGACGGGGTCGTATTCGCCCACCGTCTTCAGGCGCCCACCGAAGCGCGTGCGCAGCGCGGCGGCGATCTGGTCATGCAACAGGCCCACGTCTTCGATGGTCTGGCCACCTTCAGCGTTTTCGCTCATGGTTCACCGCGTAATTGATTTCCTGTTCGATCAGCTCGGCGAAGCGCGCCAAGGCGCGACGCTCATAGCGGCGGAACACCTCGCCGGCCATTTCTTCCAGCTCGATCCCCACGCGCATGACCGGAAAGCGCCCCCGGTTGCTGCTGTCATTGGCGCCGCCCAGGTCAAGAAAGCGCGCATTGCCGCCGCCCTTCTGCCGGCTCATGGCCGGCAGGTTCAGGCCCAGGGCCTCGGCGCGGCTCTTGCGAATCCAGACCCGGGGCGTGCCGTCATAGACGGCGCGGTAGAAGGCGCCGTCGAAACGGCGACCGGCCACGCTGGTTCCGCGCTTGCCCTGCCGTGGGCTGCCGGCGTTCTCGGCCGGCAGCGGCAAGGTGCCGAACCACAGAATGGCGACCTGTTCGGCGCCCTGTCCGGCCGTGGTCATGCTCCAGCGGCTTTTTAGGCCCTTCTGCGGAATGCGCAGGGCCTGGCTGATTTCGCGCGACATACGCGTCGACAGCCAGCGCATGGTCTTGCGGCGGGCACGCTCGGCGGCCTTGCTCAACTGCGCCGGCGTGGTCTGTATCTGCGCCGTAACCCGGGTGATTTCCTGGGCAAAGCTCAGTTGAAAGCTAACGCCACTTGCTGCCACCGCTCACGATCTCCGATTCGGTTGGATCATCCAGGCGCGGGGCGAGCCAGAGGGTCGCCCAGCCCGCCCCGTCTTCGTAGGGCGCGGCGCAAAAGTACGACTTGCCCTTGATGATCAGCCGCCAATCCTTGTTGATGCCGGCGACGCGGCGGTCGCCCGTGGTAAAAACCGGCTGGCGACTCTTGTACTTCAGGCCGCCGGCGCCGTTGCTGCCCTCGCGCTTGTGGTCGAAGTCGATTTCGGCATTGTCGAAGATGCCATCCACGTCGAAGCGCTCGCCGTTATCCGTCACGACCTGGGCCGTGGTGTCCGCACAAATCAGCATGGTGCGCTCGACGATGTCGAATCGGCTCACGGTCTACCCCTCTTTTCGCATGCGAAAGCCCACCAGCAGCGGGCGGGCTTTCGGCTGCGAAAAGCCCCGCGCGCGGCGGGGCCTTCCTGTTCGCTAATTAGCGCTTTCGCGCGTCTTAGATCACGTTTTGCAGCAACAGGCCGCATTCCTTGGCGATCACCAGTTCCTTGACCTGCTCGCCGACGCGCACCACATAGCCGCCCTTCATGCCGACATCCTTGTCGTACCAGTTGGCAGCGAAACGGTCGTCGTATTGCGCGGTAGCGCCCCAGGTCAGGGTGCCGGCCGGAATCGCCACGTTCGGCGCCAGGTAGGTGAAGGCCGCGTGACCTGCCCACACCCGTTTGATTTCCGGGGCCTTGCCCTTGCGGGCGATGTTGACGCGACCTTCGCCGATGAAGATGTTTTCAATCTCCAGCAGGTCGATCATCTGTTGCAGCGTCACCACACCTTTGTCGCCGCTGTTGCCGTGGGCAGCGGCCACCATCGAGCGGTTGACGCGCAACTGCGTCCACTCGGCGCGACCGATGGTCAGGGTATTCGGGCGCATCAGCGGCTTGTCGAGCTGTTCCAGCAGGAACGCCAACAGGTCGGCGTCGCGGTTGCTGAACTTCTGATCAGCCGTCAGAGCCAGGGCCGTGCCGTGGTTCGCCGCGTTGAACACGGTTTGCGCGGTACGCACCTCGCGCGACAACAGAATCAGGTCGGTGACCGCCTCAGACGCATGGTCGAGCGGGTCATAGTCGGTGCCGGCGGCCTTGTC